GTCCCGCGTGTCTTGGAGAGTCGCTTGCCAAATCGTGTCATCTGGCAAATTCACAGTCACCGTCTCCGTATCCCCAGCCAACTGCTGACTGGATTGAGCAGAGGGAGCCGTGTCATCACCTGCTCGATGCATCCGCGTGATGATCAATTCACGTTCATCCAAGCCGGATGCCGGTCCGAGGTAGAATGTGACTGCCTTCATAATGATTCAAATCCGATCCCAAATGAGGTGTTTCATTATCACCTTGCGATTTGTCTTTTCTACAAATAGATGAAAGGGAATATCAAGACGTCATTTCAAATTTTTCCAATGAAATTTTTTGTATTCCTCTGTTCTTTCCAGAAGGACTCCGTCTCCTCCAAACGAATTTCAACACCCTCACCCGCCCATTCTCTCAAATTTTTGAGCAGCAGGTTCTTTTGAGTGAATGATAATTTGCTCACGAACACGATCAGAACATCACCCTCATCCAGATCGATTGCTGAACAAGATAAATGGACAAGTCCTCGCCGAACTCGATCATCTTGATGAGGGCTCCCAGTCAATGACAAGATTCTGCCATCAACTCCCTGCTTCACAATTCTCATGTTCCGAATGTTGATGATCAGCAGACGGACATCACCCATCGATTTTTGAACAGCTCGAAAGATCTTGTGTCTTTGAGCTGTTGAGAGATCGACAGAGACTCGAGCTAGAATTCTATTCCCAGCGTCGAATTTGTAGGTGTAGAATTCAAGATCACCCAGCTTCGGGAGAACTGACATCAACTACTCCATTCAAGAACCTTTCGAGGTTGATTTCTCAGATCACAATTCAGATCCAAGGACCACTGAGCCACTCGTCTCAATGCCTGTCGTTCATCCTCTGTGCATCTCCAATCGTCCTTCTTGAACCGAACGACCATTTGACGCCAGAGATTGATATCCTCCTGAATGTTCTTGGGGATCATCGGGGGGTGCTCCCGCACTCGAACATGGAGATTCAACACCTCCGAAACTCGAGTATCAACAGCAGCACACAAATGCCTCGTATCCTGATCTGCTTTCTGGAGGACACTACGATGTCTGATCTCTTTCTTCTTTCTCACGGGCTTCCTTCATTTGTTGACGAATCTTTTCTTTTCCTTCCTCCGAGGCTTCTGGGATTTTTCCCCATTGTCTTTCAATGGCCTCTTCTCCAATATCAACAAATTTGTCGCTACGATCCTGCGGCATCAGAGCACCTCATACATTTCGATGATTGCAACACGTCCTCCATGAATGAGCTGAACATTATCAATCGTGAATTTGGCCCCTTTTGAGAGAATGTATTCAGCTTCTTTCATTCCGTAAGAGGATAACTTATGAATATCAACTCCTGTCTTCGTTTTCATTTTTATTAGGGCCGAGTAGGATCCTCCAGCGAAATCCTCTGCAACTCTTTTCTTGCTAGATGTGGATGATAGAGCTGGGAAGGTGTATTCTTCACCTTTACTAAATTCGTCGAGGAAATTGACAAAAGAAGATTCATTAGAAAATCGAGACCCACGGTAGACGTTCTTGAATCTTGAACGAATGGGAGCTCTAGCTAGAGCAGATTCGAGTACCCGAATCTGTTCCAATGTATGTTCATCACAATCATCAGGATTGAATTGACAATCACGAATCGATCGGTAATCCGTTCTCGACCAATCACGAAACACCCCTTCCTCCTGATCAGTGAGGGAATCCAGCCACTCCTTCTGAGTCTTGAATCTTGGTGGAGAGGAAGCTTCTATCAATTCAGATGGTGGTGGAGCCTCTTCTTCAATGGCTGCGGGGAGTTCTTGTTCGGGCGAAGGACCAACTTCCATCACGATAGTGCACAGGCAGTTAATTCTGTCCCTCGCGGGCAATCGTGAATCACCTGGCCATCTGGCCTCAACTCCGTTGAGTATCCAAACGCCATTCTCATTTGCTGCAACTCCATCCATGGCCGCATGGGAATCCCGCGTCGTGTTCATTTTGACTGACAGCCAAGCTTTGTAGGCCAATCCTTCCAGCTCCGCATCCTTGATTAGCTGATCGATCGATGCATTTCTGGCACCGTTAAGGGCATTCCCCGCCTCTGTCCTTGCGATTCGAGTGGCTCTGGTCTTGGCATATTCGGAGAAAGCCCCCTGCATCCTCTTCGACATTTCGACAATTGAAAGACCATCCTTCAATCCCTCATTCAGGAATCCCTCAAAATCGAACAACGTCTGAGATGAGATGGATTTCCAGTAGTCCTGGCCCATCGTCTCCTTGAGAACGAAATCAATGTCATTCAACATCGACTGAGGGAATTCCGTTGCAATTCCAATTCCATCAACGTCTCCCAATGACAATGATGACGATTCAAGAAATTCAGATGCCGTGCTCTTGATCCTGTCCTTTCCAACCATCAACTGAGCATTTGCCGCCTCAAGCATCGCCCTTCCCAAATCGAGAACGACTCGTTCACGAATCTGCTGATCCCATTCCTCCTCATTGAAATCAATTCGTGAAATGATTGAGGAAGCATCGACAAAAGCCTCATCCTTTGGGAGTTTGTTTAGTTCCTTCCGAAGCTCCTTAATCTGTTTGTCAAAGATCGATGTGAGACTATTCGACAGACGATCCTCGAGACGTTTCATCTGCCCGACATGAACTCGTTCCGCCAATCTGGCTGATCGAGTCCTGGCGGCTTGATGTTGTTTGAGGGTCCGGAGGACGACAAATCCCTTCGCGACCTCATCCACCAAAGTCGTGATTTGGGACATCCGTTGATCGCCGAATGATGTAATCCGCTTGCTCATCAATTCGATTTGAATCAATGCGAATCGGTTCCCTCAAAGCTGCGAGCGTCTTTTTCAACTCCTCAACAACTTCCGTCTCTGTGCCTTCTTCGGACTCTCGAACAGTGTCCCGATATTCATTCGAGACCTGATGAACTTCCACCTCCCCACCCGTTTCCTCTTTCGGTGGCTCATAAGCCGTTTCCAAGATGTTCCCAGCAATATCAACAGCAAATTCTGTGGGCAGTCCGAGACCTTTGAGAATCGCTTGTCCTTGATCTGGAGACATTGCCCCCTTAGCAACTTGCACAGCGACTGCCACGACCGATTGGATTGATTCCCCAATCATATCTTCGTTCTTATCTGCATCAGGCGGCAGATTCATATAAGCCCGAAACTCATTCTGAGTCACGTCATTTCGTGATCGTGCATTCTCCCACTTCTTCTGTTCTTGAACGGGATCGTTTGGTTCACATCGTTCCCATTTGATGATCAAATCATTTTCAGATGTGACCGCACGACCGAAGTGGGTCATGCACGTCCCTAGCATATCGAGGAACGTGTTGACATTGCCGAAAAAGATCTTCTCGACGTTGTATGAAGCAGCATAACTCGGAGCTACCTCTTCACCAAGGATGAATGGATGAACGCCAAAGGCTGAGAGGATTCGAGTCCGGATTGATTTCTCAGATTTCTCCCAACCCATTTCATTGTGCTTCGCCGACATCCGTTCAATTTTTTCAATCAACCCATCAATGATGGCCGGCTCGCCGTAGTTCACCACTCCGGCATGCATCCTCTTGATTGCTTCATATATCTGGCGTCGTTGAAAACCACTGAGACGTGGTCGAGTGGGGGTGGCTCCTGGAGTCGGATTGGGATTCTGACCGATTGTGATCAACACCGACGGAAAGATTCCATTCTCAAAAAAGATCGATTGAGAACTCTGAATGTGCTCATCAATCTTGATGGCTGCCTGCTGGGCTTGGGCAGGAGCAAGCGATGTGAATGGGTCGCCAGGATTGGGAACGTAGGCAAATGAAACCTGAGAGCGATCGAGGATTGTTTGATCTTCCCCGATCCGAGGATTGCGAGGATTGATAATCTTGAAGTGGGAGAATGGATAATCCTGATGAATAGGCTCGACCCACGTCGTTGGGATTGAATAAAAACGATGCTCACCTGATTCATTGTCGGAGATGACAAATGACCACCCAGTCAGATTCAGATTGGCAACGAACGAGTAGACAAATTGCCAACGACTCTGCATCGAGTTCGGGCGATCGAGTGATGCTGTAAGGGGGTGATCTGGAAGGATTTGAAATTCACGCTCGGCAGCTTTCGTGCCCTGTTTCGGAGTTTGGTGCTTTCCCTCCATTCGTCCCACGTTGACGGGCTGTGATGCAGCCTTCTTGGCAATCGCATTCACAGCCGCATGAACCCAGCCTCTGTAGAGTGCGTATCTCTGGGTGTTCGCCCCTCGATTGATGGAATGCCCGTGACTCATGTCCATTCCACCGCCTAACATCGACAAGAGACCAGCTCCTGTCGATGCCTTCATTCGACCCATCGTGTGGGAGGAGTTGTAGAGGGCTCGTTTGTCACGCAAGACCCTTGAGAGAGCGGTGGTCATAACGGTTCTTCTTCAGTCTGTTCGACTGCTCCCTTCCGCATAGCCATCGTGGCTGTTTGGTAATCTCGGGAAGCTTCAAACGTCTTGTTGGCGGACACCAATCCGGGGATCACAATCTCTTCTGCGATCTTTAACTTCTCTCGTGCCGCTTCGAGTGCGAAATCCATTTTCTGCTGGAGGAGTTTCGATTCCTCCAGCAGATCGACAGCCATTTTTGCTTCACTGTCGATCTGCTGTCTCCTGACATCGATTCTCTTTTGGAGTTGTTTGCTTTCAGCTCTGAGAGAATCAATCTTGAAACTCAGTCTACGTGTTTGCAGATCGAGAGAGGCCGGGATGGTCCACTTCTTGATCTCTTCACGTAGCCAATTCAACATCCGAAACCTCTTTCTGGGCCTCTTCGGCTCCGGAAACGATTTGTTCAAGATTCATTGATGCCGGCAGTTCTGCTGGACGCGGGTCTCGACCGATCGTCATCTGCAGATACCCACGAAGAATGTTCTCAAACTCCTCAATATATCCCTTGTGATGACCAAGGTTCTGTGCCGTCAATCGACAATGAAGAACAAGGGATTCAATTGCATCCTCCTTCTTCATCTCCTTCGTCGTTCGGGAGGCCTTGATCTCACCGTAAGGATCAACTTGGGCTTGAAACACCTCCCATCGCTCAGCGAGTTTGGTGTCCTCCCAACAATCCGCAACAGAATCAACACAATCATCTGGATGACGATGTTCCATTTTCACGTCCTTTCATCAAACGTCGTAAATCATGCCTGGAAGACATTTCCAGCCACGTTTTTCTGCATACTCCTTAATCTTCCCCTCAAACAGACGAGCCATCCGAGAGCCATCCTCATGACCATCTTCCGTAACGAGATCGTGACCACAATCAATCCCCATCTCAAGAAGTTGATGAGTTTCCAATGCTCCTTCAACGGATCCTGGATCTCCCATCCTATCAATGAGAACGGCGGCGGCCTGGAAGTTCACATCGAACTTCGCGGCCGTCCACCGCGTCCCGTCCTTTGGGTTTCTTGAGATGCTGATTCGAACCACATGACCGAAAACATCAGCCGCCGCTTCAAGACTCTCAATGAACTCCTCAGCCGTTTGGACTACCACTCTCATATCGCGTCGTTCCTTTCTCCTCGAGGCTCATTGCAACCAGCCATGTGATATTGAAGTCCCCCTGGTCCGTACCATGATTCGACAGTAGCCACATCCAGATCCACTTGATCGTCTGTGGCTACGGCCGTTCCATCCCGTTTCGTGATTGTGATGAGATTATCCGAATCGAGATTCGGATCGTCCTTGAAATAAACTTTCCGATGAACCACCATCGATTTCCTGCCGCCGGTATTCGTCTCCATCGCACCACCTGATTGCTCCCAGCATTTTACGCCCGTTTGCAGCACGGACTTCGTCAGAATGATTCCACCGATACCATCTTCCGATGGGACGTATCGTGAGATCGAGCACTCATGTGGGAGATTCTCGAGGAGGGTTGTCATAGAGCATGGACTCCGTAATGAACGAACTCCTCGAGTTTCATTTTTGTTTCATTGGTCATATCCTGCTGACCCCCGACCAGAGTTTGGGCTGAATTGGAGTCTGTTTCGTAAGAGTACTCACCCAACTTTTCAGACGTCTTCAACCCCGTTTCGAAGGAGACACTCGACGATTTCATGCGTGAGTAGATTTTCTTGACCCGACGCACGGATTCATCAATCACCGCCTCGAGAATAGGAGAGGCATCAATTACCGAGTCCTGGCCGTGTAGCTCAGCGTCCGTGTAACCAGCAACGTATACGACCTTGACCGAACCAGCAATAGCAGGCCACCGACCTTCAGTCCTGATAATGCCGTCGAGACAAACAGAATTCCCATCAGAATCTGTCAAATCATACCCTGGCCAGAAGTCATCCCCCTCGGTCCAGGCGGTCCCAACACCGAAAGATCCCGACTTGGCTCCAAACCGTCCATCATAGTCTACATTCAGAGATGTGATGGATCGAATCGGGATATTTGCCAATTGCAACATGCTGGACGCCCCCTCAGCAAGATGACTGAGGTAAGCCGTATTGGCATCTGCTTCCCAAACTTGCGATTCTCCTGCCAATCTGAAATTCATCCGCGGATAGTATTCGGTCCGAGTCGCCTGCACCGGATCGTATTTGATGTATTTCGCAATCGAAGCTTCAGCTCGTTTCAGAGCTTCGTTGGCAATGGCTCTTTCCTCATCTGTCGCTGTGTCCGAAAGACCGAGAGCCAGCATCACTTCAGAAATGTCTGCGATTCTTGCTGCCATTTCACTCCTCTAGATAGAAAACCTGTTTATCAACCAATTTCCACTCATCCGAATCCTCGTCATCGAACATCTCGATCCAACACGAGTAGGCTCCAGGATTGAATGTCAGATCTGATGCATCCAATCTCAATCGATTCAACCCAGATGATGGATAATTGGCAGTGAGCGTCGATCCGTTGTTCGTTGAAGCATTGGTGGCAATTACTAATTTTGCTTCGGCAAAATTGTCGGCATGAACACCAACCCTTCCCTCGCGACCAATGATGACTCGAACTTCATCATTCGCTCCAGGAACGATCGTTTCGCTGGCCGCATTTGTGATCGTGATGTCCTTGGTGATTCCTCGAAATCTGTTGGCTCTAATCAGCATCACAACCCCCAAATCTTGTGCGTCTGGTAGTCGATTTTGAAATTGCTCAGATCAAACTCTTCACCATCATGTTCGATGATTGCAAATCCAAGATTCCATTTGTTCAACGGATCGTATTCAGGAGACAAATCGAACAGACAACCCACGGACCAACAAGAAATCGATTTCTTGCTGATAGCTTGATTGTCACTGTGGTGACTGCTCCGATGATAATGACCAACAACCGCCGTCTGATTCAATCTGAGGAAAATTCCCCTTGCTGGATTGACGGGACTGTAACCTTTGATCTCATGACCATGCAGCACTGTCAGAGAGGCCATTTGAGACCATTGTTTCGATTTCACATAAGTGTACCCCATCTCTTCAAGACAGAGCACCTTTTCCAAATCGAATACTCCCAATTCTACGATGTCGGGAGCACGTCGATACAGATGCTTCGACCACCAATCCTCGTGATTTCCTGATTTGAAATAGAGATTGTCAAATTTCTGACTAAATTCATGGAGGATGATTTTGACAGTTTCAACCTCTTTCAACAGGTCTCGATTGCGTGGGTCCGCATCGAAAGGGCTGATGGAGTAGAAATCACACACATCGCCATTGAGATAGAGCGTGTTGCATCCCTGCTCCAAACCAAACCCAACAGCCAGTTCAATTGCTTTTTCATCATGCCAAGGGACGTGCAAATCACTGAGAAGAAGAGCCTTGCATGGAGGTACGATGATCGGCGAGTATCCTTGACGAAGCCCTTTTGGAATTTGGATTTCTGATTGATCCTTGGTGGTTGTGGCTGTCTCTTTCGCATTGGATCGATTCTTCGTTCCTGATTCCCCTCTATAATACCGAACCATCTTGCTGGCTTGTGCGAAGTCCCTGAACAATTTCTTGTTCTCTTCGAACATCAACCTCGCCAGAGTATTTGTGGGAAGCTCTGGATTCGTTCTGCAGTATTTGAGAGCCACCTCTCCGGCCGGCGACCTTTCATTTCTTCTGGACATCGGTCTCTCGTTTGTATCCGAGTTTGTGGAGAAGATCGCTCACGCCTTTGGCAAAATCCTTGACATGCTCCTCTTCATGAGTCGGAAAGGCTCCGTGCGTCAATTCATGGATGACGGTCTCGAGAAACTCCCTTCCCCTCAATCGTTTGTTAATCCTGATCTCCCTCTCATTCAGGTAGCAGACACCGTCATTATCCTTCCTCAGGTACATCTCACGATAGAGCCACCTTTTCCCAAGGAATCGGAAGTATCTGCCAGGAGGTGGCATGGTTCACCTGAAATCTACGTGTTTTCAAGGGCTATTTGCTAGATCAGGTTGGAGTTGCAATTGTTGAGGATGAGATTCCGACACCAGAGATCGTGGCTCCGAGCGGACCGACAGCAGCCAAGGATTTGCCTCTCGGATGCCCTTTTTCAAGAACCGATGACGTCGAGCTGCTGCTTGATGACGACTGGCTGCTGGAACTCAGTGATGAGGATGAGGAGCTGCTGTAATCCTCATAGACGTAATGTCGGGGGATCGTCCGGCACTTGTAAGCGATGTTGGGTTCAGTAGCGAGGAGCTGAATCTCTGTAATTGATAGAGCATTGGAGTATATTCTGTGACCATCTATCGAACCATTGAATGGTGTTACAAAAGACGATCCATTATTTTGTATCCCCAGATAAGTATTTGAAGATGCTTGACCACTACCAATGGCCAATGTTTGTGTTCCTCCGGAGTCTGCTGTTCCATCAATGTAGAATGTTACATCTGTTCCATTTCTGGTACACACAAGATGAGACCAAATCGATGACTGATAATCATCACTGGTTTGTACTGACAAGCCATCAGAAAATAATCTCATTTTTCCGGGTGCCAAGGAATTATTCATAAACACATAGGGATATGAACTGCTATTTCCTCTGCGTGAAATGAACACAGCATTTTGCTGTGTCCTCTCGTTTATCCAACAAGACAGAGTGAATGTGCTAACCAAATTCAAATCACTGGAATTTCCACAATTTATCCTTCCACTAACTCCATCGAGTTCCCATCCATCTAATTCCGTTACTGAATCTTCTCTCGTTCCATGACTTCCATTCAGCGAATAATCCCACGGATGCTGATCTAATTTGTGGCTGTAAGCTGCCACACATCCTTGCCAGAGTTCTGGATATAACAATTCACAGAACTTCCCATCGATGTAAATCGTCCCATCATTGAAATCTACCGATCCGAACCAGTCAGATGATGTGGGGAACAATTCTCGAGTGATCGGATAGCCGATTGCTTTTCCGCCAGAGCTGCTGGATGGGCTGCTGGAGCTGACCGAGCTGGATGACGATGTGCTGCTGCTCATGCTCGATGATGAGCTACTCGATTGGCTGCTGCTTGATTCACTAGAGCTAGATGATGACGACTGACTGCTGGAGCTGGTCGAGCTAACCGATGATGTCGATGACGTTGAGCTAGATGATGACGAACTGACACTGGAAACTGATGAGCTGGACGTCGAACTTGCACTGGACGGAGAACTCAGGCTGCTCGTGCTGGTCGTTGATTCGCTACTCTCACTAGAGCTGGATGTTGAACTGCTGGATGATGATGAACTGGAGCTGACGCTCTGGCTGCTGGACGTCGAGCTGGATGATGAACTGGAAACCGACGAACTCGATGCCGAGCTGACGGATGAGCTACTGACTGACGAGACCGAGCTAGAGCTTTCTGATGATGATTCACTGCTGCTGGACGTCGAGCTGCTGGATGGTGAACTGGACGATGTTGAACTGGAGCTGGATGCCGAGCTCCCGGTGGATTGGGAACTGCTTGACTCCGACGATGACGACGATACAGAGCTGCTAGAGACCGAACTCGGAGAGCTGGAGCTGGAACTGCTCTCACTGGAACTCGATGAGCTGGAGCTCTCTGAACTGCTGGACGCCGAACTGACTGACGAACTAGACGGACTGCTGCTGGACGTCGAACTGCTCGATGATGACGAACTGGAACTGACCGATGGGCTGCTGGAACTAGATGATTCCGAACTGCTGCTTGATGACGATTGTGAGCTGCTGGATGCCGAGCTGACAGATGAGCTGCTAGTTGATGAAACCGAGCTGCTGGATTTGGAACTGGATTCGCTGCTTTCTGATTGACTACTGCCCGATGATCCAGAGCTGGGGCTGCTGCTAGATGAGCTGCTCACCGACGATGATGAGCTACTGGAAATCGAACTAGATGAGCTGCTGCTAATCGACGAACTGCTGACCGACGAACTGCTGACCGAGCTGGATGAACTACTTGAACTCGTACTAATCGAGCTGGACGGGCTGCTGGACGACGGACTGCTCACACTGCTGCTGCTACTCACAGATGAGCTAGATGAGCTCCTGGAGCTACTGCTGCGGCTGGATTCGGACGTTACCTCCGAACTGCTGGAATGGCTTGATGTCGAACTGAACGAACTGGATGAGATGCTCTCCGAATCGCTGCTGGTGCTGAGTCCTGAACTCAGGCTGCTCAATGACGAGCTGGTGCTCTCCGATTGCGATGATCGGGAGCTACTGGATTCAGATCGACTGCTTAAAGACGAACTGCTACTGGAATGGCTCGACCCTGTTGACCACGATGAGGAGCTGGGGCTGCTGGAACTCTCTGAACTTGCTGATTGAGAACTGCTGCTTGATGAGGAACTTGATTCTGACGCAGATTCACTGGATGCGGAACTTTGACTGCTGCTCTCACTTTCTGACTGACTCGAACTCTCAGAACTACTGGAATGTGAACTTGAGGAGCTGACAGAAGAGGAACTGACAGAACTGCTAGAAGAGGAGCTTCCTGATGATTCTGAGCTGCTCGAACTCTGTGAGCTTCCAGATTGGGATGATGGGCTACTAACACTAGATGAAGAACTCCGAGAACTCGAACTGCTGCTCTCACTTTGTGATTGACTAGAACTAGATGACGATTGTGAACTGACCGAACTGCTCGATTTGGAGCTGACCGATGATGAGCTCGAACTGACAGAAGAAACACTGCTAGAACTGCTAGAAACCGAACTGGATGATTGAGAACTGATTGAACTTGATGACGAGCTCCCCGATGGACTAGACGATGAACTTGATGAGCTACTGGATGCTGAACTAGAGCTGGAACTGCTGGATGCTGAACTGGAGCTGGAGCTGCTCGAACTCTGAGAACTGGAAGATTTACTTGATTCGGAAGAACTGGAACTCTTGGAACTGGCAGATTGGGAACTGCTGCTACTCGATGATCTGGAACTACTGCTACTCGATGAAGATTGTGAACTGCTGGAATGAGAGCTGGCTGAACTGCTTGATTTCGAACTTACAGAGCTTGAGGAGGATCGACTGCTCTGGCTCGAACTGGACGAAGAACTGCTACTAGAACTTGAAGAGGACGCCGAAGATGCCGACGACTCTGAACTGCTCGATTTCGAGGAGGCTGACGATTCCGAGCTGCTGGATTTGGAAGATGGAGAGCTGCTGGACGACTGGCTGCTGGAGCTAGTGCTGCTCTGCGAACTGGAGCTGGTGCTGCTCTGTGAACTGGTGCTGCTCTGTGAACTGGAGCTGGTGCTGCTCTGTGAACTGGAGCTACTCTGCGAACTGACAGAACTCGATGAACTTTCATCGTCCGTATCATAAAAGATGGAAATAAAGCCATTGGCTCCATTACCTCCTGTCGCGGTCCCACTCCCCCCACCTCCACCACCATGAGTTAGGCCATCTTGAGGAGACCCAGAAATGATCCCCTGACCACCACTTCCACCGCTGAGATCTCCACCATCCCCACCATCACCACCAAGATCTCCATCAATTCCATCACTTCCGTTCTCCGTTGATCCCGCTCCTCCACCACCACCTCCGCCCCGAGAACTCCCAGCATCTCCCCCATCACCTCCTGAATACGCTTGAGTCAGAGCTGATCCCGATCCAGTCCCACCAGATCCACCACCCCCTCCCGAAAGATCTGGATCTCCATCTGCCCCACCAGTTGCTTGCAAAACCGATGTCGATGAGAAAAACGTTGACAAACCTGAGGAATCACTGCCCACACGCCCCGATCGTGACTGGGAAAC